TTCACAGAATACACCTTACAAGGATTCAGTCAAGAAAGACCTATTGAACTTCCTGAGGTCGGTGAGTTGTGCTTGGTTAGAGATGATGAGTCTATTCATTGGAGAGTTCGAGAGTTTGCTTTTGAACATAACGGAACATTTTATGTTAAAGAACCATGCGGGAGTACGGATAGTTATATTTACATGAAACGAATTAAAATATTAGACTAATGAAAATAATAATCGCGATGTGTGTTTGGTGCGTTCTAACAAGTTTTAAAGCTACTTACTATAGTGATACATTCCATGGTAAAGTTATGCGTTCAGGAGCAATCTATGATATGAATAAGTTGACATGTGCTAGTAATACACATAAGCTAGGAACTAAACTAAAAGTAACTAACCTAGATAACGGAAAGAGTGTGATAGTTAAAGTTACAGATACAGGATCATTCCGTAAAGTAACACTAGACTTATCCAAGAAAGCATTTGAACGGATAGCTGAATTAGATAAAGGAGTAATAAATATTAAAATAAAAAAGATATGACAAAGAAAGAAGAGTTAAAGCACTCATTGATGATGGAACAGCTTTTAACAAGTCAATTGTTTGAGCAAATACGAGAATTAAAGTATGAGAATGCAGTAATGCGAGACGATCTATATCAACTTAGTAAGGACTACTTCACACCGAAAGATGCAATCGTAGCAAAGGTTATTGAAGCATATAAAACAAGGTCAGAAATAGGGATTAGTAAGTACGGAACGACACTAGATGCAAACAATACGGATGACTTTCTACAACATCTTCAGGAAGAATTAATGGACGCCACACTTTATATTGAAAAATTAAAAGAAATTGCATCACAGTTAAATAAATAATACTTATATTAGTCAAAAATTAAAAACGATGAGTAAATTTAAAGGAGTGATTACACACATTGGAGATGTAATCGAATTAGGGAACTACAAAAAGCTGTATGTTCATGTAGTAGAAAACGAAGGAGAATATCCTCAATCATGTAACTTCGAAGTATTTGGAGAAGTAAAAGTAGATAACGTTCTTAAATACAATCGAGTTGGTGATGTTGTCGAAGTAGACTACAATCTGAAAGCTCAAGAGTCTAAACGAGAAGCTGGTGTATTCTTTAACACCATTCAAAGTTGGAAGATTACAAAGCATGATTAAGCAAATAGAAGTAATAGCAAAGAAACACAAGGACTGGGTGAATATCGCTCGGTCCTTTGGTGCTAAAACAGAAGCAGAGGATGTCGTTCAGGACATGTATCTTAGACTAGATAAGTATATCAAACCAGACCAACAAATATCTACATCGTTTGTATGGATTACTTTGAGAAACATTTATTTTGACTTCCTAAAGAAAGAGCCAGCCACGTTTGAACTAGATAAGACCGTTTCTGACGCTATTTCACAGACTGAAAGTATAATTGCATACGGAGAGTTAAATAAACGCGTTAGAGACGAACTTAATAATGTTGATTGGTTTGATAAAATGCTATTCGAACTATATGTAACGAGTGGTAAGTCGATGAGACAACTATCAAAAGAGACAGGGATAAGTCTTTCTTGTATATTCTACACTACGAATAGAACAAAAACACACTTAAGGAGTTTACTTAATGAAGACTATGAAGATTACTTAAACGAAGATTACGAATGGCTAAAAGAAAAGCAACAGGACTAGGAGATACAATTGAGAATGTACTCCAAGCAACAGGAATAGATAAGGTAGCAAAGTTTATATTAGGTGAAGACTGCAAATGTGATGAACGTAAAGCAAAACTTAACGAGCTTTGGTCCTATAGAAAGAAACCACTTTGCCTTAATGAAGATGAGTACTTATGGCTTAACGAAGGAGGATTAAAGAAAGCAGAGACATCCCTAGTAGATTCTATGTTAATGCAAAGAACACATAACAGAGTATTCCAAACAGGTAGATTAGAATATACTTCTTGTGCTTCTTGTTTGAGAGATCAATACCAAGACTTAAAGAAAATATATGACGCATATTAATAACGATATAATACAAGTAATATATTCAGGTAGATTCTTTTTTGTAGTTTGCCTGAATTGAATAAACAATACAAAATCATATGGCAGGACCAGGAGGTGCAAGACCAGGAGCAGGTCGCAAACCAAAAGACGAAGAGAATAGAATTAGGGATTTAATGATGCCTTATTCACTAGATGCAATACAATGCCTAGCTAATATAGTAGTAAGCGATAAATCAAAAGATACCGATAAGATTAGTGCATCAAAGATTATCATTGAATATGCTTATGGTAAACCTAAGGAGAAAGTAGAATCAGACATCACAATCAATACAACATCACTAAAAGATTTGATTAACTTTGGTAACACTGAATCCTAAATATAAAACGTTTGGAAGTGATAGCAGATATTTCATTGTTACTGGTGGTAGGGGTAGTGGTAAGTCTTACAGCATTAACTTGCTACTTCTATTACTTACATATGAAAGTGGGCATACCATTCTATTTACAAGATATACACTTACTTCTGCTCACGTTAGTATTATCCCTGAGTTTATTGATAAGATTGATATACTAGATAAGCACTCCGATTTTCATATAACAAAGGACGAGATTATAAACCTAAGAACAGGAAGTAAGATATTATTTAAAGGTATCAAAACAAGTTCAGGAACTCAGACTGCAAACCTTAAATCTTTGGCTGGTGTTACGACATGGATATTAGATGAAGCAGAAGAGCTTACTGATGAAGATACATTTGATAAGATAGATTATTCGATACGTTCTAAAGACAAACAGAATAGAGTAATACTTATTTTAAATCCAGCAACTAAGGAGCATTTCATTTATCAAAAGTTCTTTGAAGCAAAAGGTGTTGAAGCGGGTAGCAATGTAATTAAAGGAGATACAACATACATTCATACGACATACCTAGATAACTATAACAACTTATCGGAAAGTTTCTTAAATCAAATACAAACAATAAAAGAACGTAGACCGGACAAGTATAAACACACAATACTTGGAGGATGGCTAGAGAAAGCTGAAGGAGTTATATTTACCAATTGGAGAATAGGACCATTCAACAAAGATAATGGAAGTGTATTCGGTCAGGATTATGGATTCAGTAACGATCCATCTACATTAATTGAAACGTCAATAGATAGGACAAACAAAAAGATATACATTAAAGAGCATATACATAAGCAAGGTTTAACTACGTCAGAACTTGCGCAATTAAACCAACAATTTGCGGGTAGAGATTTAATAGTAGGTGACAACTCAGAGCCTAGATTGATAGCAGAACTTAAAGCAAGAGGGTTAAATATAGTAGCAACAATAAAAGGTGCAGATTCAGTTAAATATGGCATAAGTTTAATTCAAGATTATGACTTGATTATTGAAGAAAATTCTGTAAATTTGATAAAGGAATTAAACAACTACTGCTGGCTTGAAAAAAAGAGTGAGACACCGATTGATAAATACAACCACTGCTTAGATGCAATGAGATACGCGATTAGTTATCAATTAGCTAATCCAAACAAAGGGAAGTATTCAATTTACTAAATACAAAATAAGATGAGTGAAGTTAAAGAAGTAACGTTTCAAGTACCGAACAAGAAACAAATTATTAAGGATGTAACCTTAGACTTAATCGAGAAGTTTAAAGCTGAGCACGGAGATGGCTGGAAGTTAGAGATGTATGAAGCTATCGACAACGAGATTATGAAGTTTCAAGGAAGTTTAGAGTATTGGAAAGCTATTAGAAAGTTGATTAAATGAAGTTAGAACTAGTAATACCAACATCGTTAAGCGAGATACCTTTGATGCACTACCAAAAATACATGGTAGTTGCATCGAATAAGGATAACTCAGAGCTGTTTATATCACAGAAAATGATTGAGATATTTTGTGGTATAGAATTAAAGAACGTAGTTAACATTAAGCTGTCAGATGTGATTGATTTGGTTACTCACTTCAAGAAATTGTTTAGTGAAAAGTTAGAACTTAAAAGAACATTTGAGATACAAGGTGTAAAGTTTGGATTCATTAATGAGTTAGAGGATATCTCTTTTGGTGAGTATATAGATTTAGAGTCTAACATAATCGATGTACAATCTTTCCACAAAGCAATGGCTGTAATGTACCGACCTATTACGAGTCAGAAAGGGGATAAGTATACCATAGATAAATATAGCGGTACAGCGAACTATGCTGACTTGATGAAGTACGCACCTTTAGATGTTGTATTGCCAGCGTCGGTTTTTTTTTGGAATTTAGGAAGCGAGCTATTGACAGCTACCCTGTCCTATTTGGAGAATCAGATGACGAAGAAGAACAAAACGATTTTAGCGAAGCAACTCAATTTGGACAACGATGGGGATGGTATCAGTCAATATATCAACTCGCTAAAGGAGACATTACGAAGTTTGACAGAGTTACAGAAAGTGGACTATTTGAGTGCTTAACAATGTTGACGTTTGAAAAGCAGAAAATGGAAATAGAAAATAGACAATTAAAAAGAGCACATGAAAGGATACTATGATTTTACAAAAGCATTTCACGATTTCTTAATAAGTGATCCGTTAGTAAACCAGGTTACAAAAGGAAGCCTGGATAAGATTACAAACGCTAAAAAAGATATGTATCCGTTAGCTCACGTCATGATTGATAATGGTGCATTTGAAGAGAATACAATAAGGTTTTCTGTATCGTTAGTTGTGATGGATATTGTTGATTATACGAAAGAAGATTTAACACATTTATACTTCGGGAATAATAACGAAGATGACATTCACAATCAAACGTTAATGATTTGTCAACGTGCATTTGAAAGTATGCGAAGAGGTCAGTTAGGCGACAATTACTCTATTGAGTCAGAGACTGCATCTTTTGAATTCTTTGTTGATAGATTTACAGATGATGTTGCTGGTTGCACTATGACTTTCGATGTAATAATGTCAAACGAGATGACTATATGTTAAATGTACAGGAGGAGTTAGACAAGTTTAAGGATTATGTAATTAAGCAATCTAAATCTAATCTAACTAGACTAAAGAAAAACGATAGGAAGGGATTGTATAATACGATTAAAGGTGAAGCAAAGGCAATGCCTAACTCTTTCTACCTATCATTTGATTTAGGGGAATATGGTGCGTATGTCGATAAAGGTGTAAAGGGTGCGGACCCGTCTCAGGTTTCACCAAACGCAAAAGTAAAAGGACAGCAAGCGCCTAATAGTCCATACAGTTTCAAGACTAAGAAGCCACCATCTGACTTAATAGCAAAGTGGGCTCAAAGAAAGAACTTAAGATTAAGGGATAAGAAGGGACAATATGTTAAAGGCAGTTACAAAGCAATAGGATTTATCACGGCTAAAAACATTTGGGCGCGAGGCATTAAACCTTCATTATTCTTTACAAAACCATTTGAGAAGGCATACAAGCAACTTCCTGATGAGTTAGTCGAAAAATACGGATTGGACGCTTTGGAGTTATTTAAACATACAATCAAACAACCTAAAAAATAATGGCTAATATATTTGCGAGAAGTCCTTACATTATATCCGTAAACGAAACGGGACAAGAAGGTAGTAAGATAGAGATATTTCTATGGAATGGTACAGGTTCAGCACCTACTACACCACAATACACACTATCTAAATTAATACCCGCGTCTAATAATACGTTAACAACCTACGATATATCCCCATATATTAGAGAGTATTTGTCATTTGCTACGAGACAAGACCCAACAGCAATCACAACGTTAAGTACAAGCCAATGGTGTAATGTTCGAATCAAGAGATATAAATTAGACGTTACTACATATACGCTATTAAATACTACAGATTACTACGCCTTTGATGGATATACTTATTACGAAAGTGGAAGCAATGTAGATTTAGGGAATTATTTACTAGAAAATAAAACATATTATTATAACGAGGGAACTTATTCAGGTCAGATAAATTTATTCTTATCTTATTACAATGTTTATGATGGTGGTGATTATGTTCTTTATACTAAACCTGACTTGAGCGGTTCAACTACTTTGTCTGCTTCTAGTCAAGGATGGAGATGTATTCCTAGGGTTCATCCATCGTATACAGCAACAGGAAATATAGTAAAAGTATATACAGCTTATGGCGTATTGAAAGCTACATATACATTTCTTCCAATTTGCGAGTCGAAATATACTCCTGTAGTGATTGACTTCATTAATCAGTATGGAGCTTGGCAAAGAGAGTTCTTTTTTAAAGCGTCTAAGAGTACGCTAGCAATAGAATCAAATGATTATAACGTAATGCAGAGTTCGATAACTAGCTACGATATCAAACAAGGTCAAAAGAAATCATTTAACACCAATGCTAGGGAGACAATTTCTGTAAATAGCGGTTATGTAAATGAAGATTTTAGCTCAAACATTAAACAGCTTATAATGAGTGAACGTATATTGGTTGATAATAAGCCTGCGATATGCAAAACAAAGTCATTAGAGTTAATGAAAAACATAAATAATCACATGATTAACTATAGTTTAGAATTCGAATTAGCTTATAACACTATAAATGCAGTAATATAATGAAGAGAATTGTAGACATATACGTTGAAAGTATCAGTGGGAGTGGTGACTATTTAAAATTAGAATTGTTTAACGATGAGAAAATTGAGCTTACAAGTACGATTCAGAATATACAAGATATATCTAAGGTATACACCGACTTTACACAATCGTTTACCATACCAGCGAGTACAATTAATAATTCCATACTTCATCACTTTTATCAGTCGGATGTAAATATTACTAATAACGAATGGAATTTTAATTTTAGAATTAGAGCAAGAATTGAAATTGATTTAGTCCCATTTAGAACGGGTACTATAATGATGGAGAAAGCTAATATAAAGGATGGACGTACGGATAGTTATACGATTACTTTCTATGGTGACTTAGTAAGTCTTAAGGATAAGTTTGGAGATGCTAAGTTAAGCGATTTAGATTTTACTTCATATGATATTGAATACACTGGCACAAATGTAATTAATAGAGTTAAGTCAAGTACATTAGAGAATGTGATGTTTCCGTTGATTAGTTCTAAAAGATTATGGAGCTATGGAGATGGGGCTAGTACAGATGTTAAAACGGTTAAAGGTTCGATTAAGAATGACGAATTATTTCCGGCCTTAAAAGTTGCAAGGATATTAGATGCAATTGAAGCAAAGTTTGACGTTGAATTTAATTCGCAGTTCTTTGTAAGTACAAATGATAAGTGGGAAAAGTTGTATTTATGGCTCAAGAATGAAGAGCAGTACACAGGAAAAACAAGTTCTACACCAGTGAATATTGTCGCGCCAAGCGGACAAACTATTGTCCCTGGATTCACTATGTATCCGTATTCTTTATCCCCAAAATATTACTACGCGTTTAACGGGTTTTATTTTGATGGTTCCTTCTTTACTTGTAAATCAGTAGGAAACGTGACGAATCCTTTTGGTTCGGGACTTGTGTCAATAGACGCTCCAACGTTACAAATATCCGTACAAAGTGTTTCAGACGCTACAATTGAATATTACATAGACTTATATAAAGATGGTAAAGTTGTTAAAACAAAGACGAGTAAAGGTAAATTTTCCCCCTTAGATTTCTATACTTTCGCGCCTTCAGATAATGGAAGTGTATTTTTCTTTAGAATAAGAACTAAGGCGCCAATGACGTTAAACTTAGATGCTACTCTAAACTATAAATATTATAATAATTATAATCAACCAATATTTATTCCTTCAACTACCACTACTACAAAAACGGATTTAAGTTCCAAAATGCCATCGATGACGGTTGCTGAATTCTTTAGCGGGTTGCTTAAGATGTTCAACGCTACTTGTTATGCTACGAGTGTAGATGTGTTTACAATTGAGCCTTTGGATATGTGGTATAATGGTGGTAACATTTACGATATTACAAACTATACAGATATAGATTCTATTGACGTTGAAAGAACAAATGTATTCAAAAAATTGTCTTTCAAATATCAAAAGTCAGAATCGTTTTTAAATAGGGAATATTACGACAATGGAATAATGGAAAGAGAGTATGCAGACACTAATTTGACGTTATCAAACGAGGGTACGGATTATAGTGTTGAATTACCTTTTGAAAACTTATTGATGAACAATCTAAACGTTGACAACTTTCAGGTTGGGTATTGCTTAACAAAAGGTCCTGACTTTAAATCTTACATTCCTAAGCCAGTATTCTTATATTTTAACGAAAGAATTAACGATACTTTATACATGAATAATGGCACTACATCGACGTTATGTAGCGACTTTAATATATTCAGTAATGTATTAGAGTCAAATGGTGGCTTATATTCTCTTACATTTCATCCTGAATCAGACGTTAAAATCCCTAATGATACGTTAACTAATAATTTATACTCATTATACTATAGTAGCTACCTAGAAAACTTATTCAATCCTAAATGTAGACTTATAAGAATAAAGGCACACTTCCCTTTGTCATTAATCACGAAATTACGATTGAATGATAGGTTAATAGTGCGAGATAAAAGATATATTATCAACGAACTTAAGTCTGACATTACAAGTGGGGAAGTCAGTCTAACTTTAATCAATGATTTTAGACCAATGCTTAACGATGCTATTACTCCTACAATAGTTATACCAAGTGGCGGTGGTACTGTTACAATTCCTTATAAGGTTCCAAACGGGGTGATTAGCACAACGTTTTCATCTGGGGTTTCAGGTACTACAATATCCCCAGGAAGTACAACTACAGATGCATCTATTGAAGTCACAGCGCCTGTAAACCCGTACACACCTACACCGATTTGGACCGAAAGCACAACGGATGTTATAATAACAGATGATGGATGGGGGATAGTAAACGAAGAAGGGTTTGGAGTTGTAATACCTGTTGATGCGACTAACTTAAATAATGATGGTACGACTTTTACAAATACAATTAATTTATTACAAGAATGATAGAGCAAATAATAGCACTTTTAAAGATAGATAATTTCTACGGAGTAAGTGAAAATATAGACATTGCAAAGGGAAAATATCTATTATCGGATAGTTTTCGCGTAAACTACAAACAAGGCAAAAGAGAGTTATTATTGAAAGCAAAGTACAATGGCAGAAAAGAAAGTAATTGAACTCGAAGTAAAGACAAACACTGAAGATATAAAGGGTAAATTTGCATCTTTAAAAAGCGAAATATCTAAAACTTCGGAAGAGGTAGAACAACTTACAAAAGCCTATGGTGAAAATAGTGACGAGGTAAAGCAAGCGTCTAAACAATTAGAGTCTCTTGAGAATGCGTATAGAGATTTAAATAAAGTAGCTACAGATGTCGGTGCTACATTCGAGGAGGTATATGGTGATTTACAACCACTTACAACGAGAATGGGTGAAGCAGAAGATAGACTCTATGAATTAACTTTAGCTGGTAAAACAAACTCAAAAGAATATAAGGATTTATTAGGTGTTGTAGGTCAGTACAAACGTACCATGATGGAGACTGATATGGTGGTAGATGCTGCTGCTACAACAATGACAAGTAAATTAGGAGGTGCATTAGGGGGTGCTGCATCTGCATTTTCAGCAGTTGAAGGAGGAATGGCTTTAGTTGGAGTTGAGAGTGAGGACTTGCAAGCTACGATGGTAAAGTTACAAGCCGCAATGGCACTCTCAGAAGGCATAAATGGCATAAAGGAATCTAGTGCTGCATTCAAACAATTAGGTGCTATAATAGGTCAAACTGCAATAGGTCAAAAATTACTTACAGCAGCGCAAATAGTAGGTGCTGCAACTATGCGTGTTCTAAATGCTGTAATGGCTGCAAACCCAATACTCCTTGTAGTTGGTGCCGTAGGTGCTTTAGTTGCTGCTTTAGAAATATTAAAAAGAGGGCAAGATGATGCTGCTAATAAACAAAGGGAATTAAATAGACAATTAGAATACACAAAAAGATTAGAGAAAGAAAGTATAGACGCTACATCTGAGCACGTTAACGAATTAAAGAAACAGCACGAAAACAAGCTAAGATTAAAACAAGCTGAGGGAGCTAAGGATAGTGAGTTAACAAAAATAGAGATTGATAATAAAAAAGAGATATTAAGATATTACAACTTAGTTTATCAAGGTGGAGCTAAATTAAATAAGGATCAATTAGCAGATGCAAAACAATTAAGAGAAGATATAAAAATATTACAAGCTCAACAACTAACTGATTTAAAGGAAGCAAACGCAGAAAAGAAAACAGAAATTAAAAAAGCAAATAAAGACCTATACGAACAAGACAGAATAGATTTAATAAATCAAGAGCAAGATGACATAGCAAGAGGTATTTTAGCTGATAATGCTGAGGCTGAAGCGGATAGATTAGCAAAAGGAAATAAATTAAAATCAGAGGAGGAGTACTTTGGTTTATTAGTTGAGCTAGACGATCAAGCGAGAGAAGAAAAGAAAGCAAAAGACGCAGAAGATTTAGCAAATTCAAAATTAATTTCAGCTGCAAAGTTTGACATAGCAAGAAATACCTTTTCAGTAATTGGTGATTTAGCAAAGTCATTTGCTGGCAAGTCAGAGAGAGAACAAAAGAGAGCGTTTAATATTCAGAAAGCGGCTAATATTGCTGGTGCTGTAATGGATACTTATAAGGCTGCAAATGGTGCTTATGCCTCAATGTCAGGAATCCCCTATGTTGGTCCGTTTTTAGGTGCTGCGGCTGCGGCTGTTGCTATTGGTGCAGGTATAGCAAACGTTAACAATATTCGTAATCAAGAATTTGGTGGGGGGGGAAGTGCTAGTTCAGCTCCATCTAGCACAGGCAGTCTTGGTGGTGGTGGTGGATCTAATAACCAAGCAATAACACCGAACTTTAATATTATAGGCAACCAAAACCAAACGCAATTAGCACAATTAAATCAAGCACCCGTTAAAGCGTATGTTGTAGGTTCGGACGTTACGACACAGCAAATGTTAGATAAGAAAAAAATACAAAACGCTACAATTTAAGTTATAATAATATGGAAAAGTTACAGAACATAGAGCTTACAATTAAGGACGAGAAAGAGCAAGGTGTATTTGCAATTAGTTTTGTTGATAGACCGGCGATTGAAGAAGATTTTATTTTACTTTCTGAAATGGAAGTGCAAATGAAAGTTATCGACGAGAATAAACGTGAGGTAATTGGTCTTGCATTGGTACCTGAAAAAAAGATTCTTAGACGTATTAAAGATAAAGAATTCACGGTCTCATTTAGTGCTGAGACAATTGCTAAAACGCAGGAACTTTACATGAAGAAATTGTACGGAAATAATGTTACTGTGGACCATGCAGAAAATGTTGATGGTGTAGCATTAATTGAGTCATGGATAGTTGAAGATGTTAAGAACGATAAATCAAATATCTACAAACTTAATGCGCCTATTGGATCGTGGGTTGTAAAGATGAAAGTTTATAACGAAGAAGTTTACCAAGGCATTAAAGATGGTAAGTTTAACGGATTTAGTATTGAGGGTAAATACGATGGATTAGAGCAATTAGAAATGCAAGAAGACGTACTAAATGAGATTAAAGATTTACTAGAAAAACTATGAGTTTATATCCACACTATGTAAGATATAATGATTCGACACATATTGAGTCTACAAACTATTTGTATTTTGATGATGGTTCGGACGAGTTACGCAGAATATTAAGAAGTAAATTTAATTCATTCTTAAATTATTACGACCATTTAGGGACTAGCGTAACAACTATTACGACAACTAATTTTTATAAATTAACTACTACTACTACGTTAGGACTTTATAACGATAATTTCCAACATACAAATAATAGAATAACAAACTTAAATACTAATAGAAATTGCAAATTAGAAGCATCTGTTTCTGTTACTAGTGGAAATAATAATATACTAAACTTTGCTTTCTATAAAAACGGGGTGATAGTAGATTCTAGTGAAATGGACGTTACTTGTTCATCAAGTGGTAAAGCATCAACAACTCACATACAAACAATAGTAAATTTAGATGTAAATGACTATGTTGAAGTATGGGTAAAAAATCAAAGTTCAAACAATGTTACTTTGGTTCATTTAAATGTAATCATAACTGAAATATAATGGCAAAGAAAGCGACAATGGCAAAAGCGTCACCAAAAGGTGGCAAGAAAGGGTGTCTATGTAAAGACGGAAAATACTCTAGTGAATGTTGTGATGGCACATTACCAGCACAAGGAATTGGAAGCGAGTTAGGACAATCCGTAGCGACTATTAATCACGTTGTAACTGAACGAGTTATCTCTGAAGCAAGAGGGTAATTTAAAACAAACTATTTAATAATAAGTTAATAAAGTATGGAAAAAGAAACACTTTTAAAAAAGGTTAAAAACTTCCTTATAGAGCTTACAGGTTTAGAGACTGAAGTTCTAGAAACGAAGTTAGAAGACCAAGTATTAGCAGATGGTCAAACAACTATCCAAGCTGATATGTTTGAGCCAGGACAAAACGTATTTATCGTAGTTCCTGATGCCGAGCCTGTGCCACTTCCTGTTGGTGAATATGAACTAACGGATGGTAAAATCTTAGTAGTAAAAGTTGAGGGAGTTATTGACTCTATCGTTGATGCTTTACCTACTGAAGAAAACCCTGCAGAAGCAGAAACAGAAGTACCTGTTGAAGCTGAAAAAACACCTGAACAAGCGAAAGTTAAAAAAATCGTACGTTCACAAGTTGAAGAACAACATTTTTCCGCATTGGAAGAAAAAATTGCAGAGTTAGAAGCTAAAATTGTAGAACTTTCTAAGGTTACAGAAGAGGTGGTTGTAGAGCTTGCTGAAGAGCCTAAACCAATTCAGTTTAATCCTGAGAATTCTCAAACAATTCAGCACATCGACTTAACACCAGGTAAAGCGAGAAGTATTCGCGACAACATTTTAGAAACAATTTATAAATAAAATAAACTATGGCAACTACAACATCATTAACGACTACATATAGTGGTCAACATTCAGGAATGTGGGTAAAAGCTGCTTTATTAAGCGGTAACACATTAGCAAACGGGGGTATGACTATCATGCCTAACATCGCTTACAAAGCGGTTATCAACAAATTGAGTACGGACGGGCTTCTTGCAAATGCGAGCTGTGACTTCACCGCTACTTCTACGGTAACAATTACAGAACGTACATTAACTTTAGAGAATTTCCAAGTTAATTTATCTTTATGTAAAAAAGATTACATCACTTCTTGGCAATCAGAAGAAATGGGGTATTCTGCAAACAAAGTATTAGCTAAATCTTTCGCTGATTACTTACTTGCATTCGTAGTAGAGAAAGTTGCTTCTGCTATCGAGACATCTATTTGGAATGGTGTTAATGCGACTGACGGACAAGTTGCCGGTATCATGACATTATTAACTGCTGACGCTTCATTGCCAACTGCAAATGAGGTTGCTGGAACAACTGTAACTGCTGCTAACGTTATTGCTGAATTAGGAAAAATCGTTGACGCAATTCCAGCTGCATTGTATGGTAAAGATGACTTGAAACTTTATGTATCTCAAAACATCGCTAAATTATATGTTCGTGCATTAGGTGGATTTGGAGCTTCAGGATTAGGTGCTAATGGTTCTGATAACAAAGGGACACAATGGTATAACAATGGTCAATTGACTTTTGATGGTATTCCATTATTCGTAGCAAACGGATTGACTGCTAACCAAGCAATCGCTGCTCAAACTTCTAACTTGTTTTTCGGTTGCGGTTTGCTTAACGATGCAAATGAAATACGATTAATTGATACCTCCGAAACATTAGGAGATGACAATGTAAGAATCGTAATGAGAGCTGGTTACGCAGTTAACTACCACTCAGTATCAGATATCGTGACTTACGGAATCACCAATTCCGCTAATTAGTAACTAGCTGAATATTAATACTAGGGGAGGGGAAAAAACTCCTCCCTTTTTTTATAAACATTAAAACTATAAACTCATGGCATGTGATATTGCAAAAGGTAGATTAGAAGAGTGCAAAGACCAAGTTGGAGGTCTTAAAGCAGTTTACTTCATTAACTACCAAATAGCTCGAGCGGACATAACGTATGACGCTACAAATACAGATATGATTACAGCAATTACGAATGTAGATGTCTTGTATAAATATGAATTAAAAGGTGTGGATAATACATTCGACCAGGATGTTGTATCTGACAGAAATGCTGGTACAACTTATTTTTCTCAAAAATTAAACATTAGATTAAAGCACCAAGATATTGCTACTCACAAGCAAATCAAGCTGTTAAGTTATGGTCGTCCACATATCGTGGTACAGACTAATAATGATCAGTTCTTCATTATGGGTTTAGAGCAAGGTGCTGATGTTGTAGGGGGTACAATTTCAACAGGTGGTGAAATGAAATCTGCTTCAGGATATTCTTTGAATTTCGTAGCAGACGAGAAAGTTCCTGCTAACTTCTTGAATGCGTCAACATCAACAGCGATGTTAGCGTTATTTACAAGTGCTACAATGGTTACTTCATAGCCTAAAATAGTTCACTAGGCTAAGAGGGGGTGTCGATTAAGTTCGGCATCCCTTTTTGTGTTTAAAACAAAATGTAATTCTTTAAGTTATATATACATGATAGTATTAGAACCTATAGCAACGTCTCAATTAATCACAGTAACTCAAAGGTTAACTGACCTTGGAACAATACCTAGAGCGAATAAATTACAAATTACAGACGAAGAAACAAACGTATCTAGGGTAATAACATTAACGGCTACAGCTCCATACGATTACTTTGATAATATTACCTTAACAATTAATCCAGCATTAAAGGAAGGACATACTTATAAGGCTGTATTATACTATAATACTATAGATAAATACACATGGAAGGGTAAAATCTTCTGCACTGCTCAAATTACTACTTCATTAGGTTTTGAAGATGTAAGAGACTACAGCGTAAATGATGGAAGATATACAGAAAATACAACAACAAACCAATTTATATTAAATGACTAGTAACCACGTTATAGAATTATCTGCATATACTTCACCAATAGTTACGGAAGACAAGCGTAATGAATGGGTAAATTATGGGGAAGACAATAATTATTTTCAATTCTTGATAGATAGATACTCTAATAGTGCTACTCATTCAGCAGTAGTTAATAATATTAGTAGATTAATATACGGAAAAGGTTTGAGTGCATTAGATGCGTCTAAAAAGCCAAATGATTACGCTCAGATGTTGACTCTATTTACAGCAAATGATTTACGTAGAGTTATCCAAGACTTATATTTATTAGGTCAAGGTGCATTTCAAGTGCATTACGATAAAGGTCATAAGAATGTTGTAAAGGTATATCATATCCCTGTGCAATTATTACGACCAGAGAAATGCGATAAAGACGGAAATATTGTAGGATATTATTATTCAGATAACTGGGAAGATCCTAAGAAATTTGTACCTAAAAGATTTGACGCATTCGGTGAGGGTAAAAGTGAGATAGAGATACTAATGATACAGCCTTATTCTGTAGGAGCTAAATATTTTAGTAGAGTTGATTACCAAGGTGCGTTAGAATATACGGTCCTAGAAGAAAAAATTAGTGAGTACCTTATTAATGAGGTAACAAATGGGTTCAGCCCCACGACTATAGTAAATTTTAATAATGGTACACCGACTGATGAGCAGAAAGATGAGATTGCAAGAGCTACGATAAGTAAATTAACAGGATCAACAGGGAAGAAAGTAGTTGTATCATTCAATGAAGATGAAGCTAAGAAAACTACAATCGATAGCGTACCTTTAAATGATGCGCCTGAACATTACCAATACTTGTCAGATGAGTGCAGAAGCAAGATATTAACAGGTCATTGCGTAACTTCACCACTTATTTTTGGTATTGCTACAACTACAGGATTCAGTGCAAATGCAGATGAGTTAAAGAATAGTGTTATTTTATTCGATAACATGGTGATAAGACCAAAACAAGAAATATTATTAGAAGCGTTAGATAGTATATTAGCATTTAATGGTATATCATTAAAGTTATTCTTTAAGACTTTACAACCTTTAGAATTTGTAGACTTATCAAACGCACAATCTACGGACCAAGTTAAAGAAGAAACAGGTGTTGAAATGAGTGCTGAAGACCATATTGAATGGATTGATGGACATGAATATGTGTTAATTGATAGTAGAGAAGTTGATTATGACCTAGAAGATGAGTTGGACGCTGAATTAGAAGCATTAAATTCACCAAAAAAAACGTTATTATCTAAGATTGTTAACCTGGTTTCTACAGGAACGGCAAGAGCTAATATAAAGTCAGAGCAAGACGGTGCTCTTTTCAAACATAGATATAGATATGTAGGTGGGGTTTCTGAAAATACTAGGGATTTCTGTAAAAAAATGGTGCAAGCAAACAAAATATATCGTAAAGAAGATATTATTAACATGGGTTCACAAGCAGTAAATGAAGGTTGGGGACCAGAGGGTGCAGATACATACTCAATTTGGTTATATAAAGGGGGTGGAGATTGCCACCATAAATGGATGAGAGAAACATATTTGAAGAAGTCAGACGCTAACTCTCCACTTGCAAGAAGATACACACCCGGTGAAGTTAGAAAAGCTGGTGAAATTGTACCACTTACTGATAAAGATAAAAGTGGAAAACAAGTAAATGACAAACGCGTATATCAAAGACCAACGGACATGCCTTATAACGGGTTTTTACCAACAAATAAACGATTCAACTAATGGCAGAAGCATTATTAATAGGGAAAGCAGATTTGCAAGCGTACACAGCATTAAATGGCAATGTTGATACGGATAAGGTAATACCATTTATAAAGATAGCTCAAGACATTTGGCTTTTGCAATATGTAGGTACTGACTTAATGACTAAAATTAAGAATGATATTGCATCAAGTACATTAACAGGTAACTATGCAACGCTTGTAAATACGTATTTAAAGCCTATGTTAATCCACTTTACAATGGTAGAATATTTACCATTTGCAGCTTATTCGATTTCTAATAAAGGACTTTATAAACATAGTTCTGAAAATGCTGAAATAGTAAGTAAGGAAGAAGTTGATTATTTAATAGAGAAAGAAAAACGTATTGCTGAGAATTACGCACAAAGATTTTTAGATTACATGTGTGTAAACTCTTCACTATTTACGGAATATACAAGCAATGGAAGTGGAGATGTATTTCCTCAAAATGGTAATTACTTATCAAATTGGTATATATGATTAGAGAGGTATACAAGCCTAAACAAAACAATGTTATTAAATTAGAGTTATATCTAAAGAAGATAGAGAAAGATGGCAAACAAAAAGATAAGCGAATTAACACCGAAGGTAGCACAACTAGAAGATAGTGACCTGATAATGATTTCCGATTACAACGGAGCTACGTACGACACTAAATCTGTTACAGGCGCGGAGATAAGACCATATAAAACAATAATATTTGCGATTAGTCAAAGCGGAACTGCTGCACCTACAAAAGATTGGAGTTATGAAACAGAAGTTACGCAAACTTTTACATTTGCAAGAACTGCAGCTGGCACATATACAATAACGGCTTCAAGTGCTTTATTCACATTAGATAAAACATTTGTAACATTAGGAAGTGGAGGTAATCCATACGCATTATATGGAGCTACTAGATTAAGTACAACAGTTATAGAGTTCTATAGTTTGAACGTATCTACAAATGTGGGTATTGATAACGCACTAGGAGAAACAATATTAGAAATCAAAATAATAAAATAGATATGAGTTTACCAAATTTAGATAGATTAGTTGCTACGAAAGGAACTAAATTAGTGAATAACACGACAGAAGTAACTGCTGTAATTGCTGGTATTTTTGTGTTAGAAGACACAGTGTTTACTTCCATTAAAGTTAGTGGATCAGATGCTAAGTCAACGTATATTACTACTCCAGCAACAGCAGTTAAAGCTGGTGCGTTGATTACAGGAGCTGGTGTGTTATTCAGTGGTGTAAAATTGACAAGCGGTTCGGTTAACTTAATCTTAGGTTAGAATGCTATACGGATACGGAGTTCTAAATAATCACGTTCCAACATTGCGAGCTACAGTTATGCGTGGTGGCAGTATAGCTCCTTCTTCATTACTTACTGGGCTTTACGCTGTGTATAAAGGTGAATCTAATGCAAATGATTCATTAGGTCCTTATACTGGGACGCCATATGGTGGGCTTACTTATGTCACTGGTAAAAGCGGAAATGCTTTTCAATTTAATGGACTTAACTCTTACATTCAAGTACCTTATAATATCTTTGCATCTACTGTAAATTTTTCAATTTCTTTTTGGGTTAATTTCAGTTCATTAACTGGGAATCAATTTTTGTTCAGTAATATAAAAGTTTCAGGTGGTATTTATAAAGGATTTGGAATAGTAAAAAATACGGCAAATAAAATAAATTTACAAATATATGGTGCTTCAAGTACAGATATATATTCAATTACAACTTTAAACGCATCTACTTGGTATAATATTGTAATTACTAGAAACAATTTAGGGAGTAATATATATATAAATGGCGCTTTAGATAATTCAGATAGTTCATCAGTTAATCCAACTTATTACACGCCACAATATTCTCAAATTGGAGCATATGATAATACATCAAGTTCACTAAGTTATGTTACTAATGGAGCAATTGATGAATTAGATATTTGGGGAAAACAATTAACATCGACAGAAGTAACTGAATTATATAATAGTGGAGCTGGTAAGTTCTACCCAACATTTTAAACTATGACTAAAGTAAGAGAATTAACAGTAGAACAAAAAAATATCCTTGTAGGTAAAGTATGGGGGTTTCAAGGACAATATTTTAATCCACAATTAGATGCAGATGGTAAATGGTTTATATCAAATGAAGAAGTGAATGGATGTACATTAATCCAAGCGGAATCGATACCTTGTGATGCTTGGTTGTTAACTTTGCCCGAAATTGATTATAATCCTGTAGTAAGTGAAATGCCATTATAATGCAAGAACTACAATCGATACTAAATTCTAAATTATCAAGCGGAATGATTTTCGTATTGGTTGTATTGGTTGTAATTCTTTATTACTTTCATAAACCTATAACTTTCTGGTTAACATCGTTAATTAAGCGTAAAGAGAAAGTGCAAGATATTAAGTCTTTGAAGAGTCATGATATCTTTTCAACTTTGCAACGTGTAAAACAAGAAGCAATGTTTCTTAAATTTTTCTCTCACGGAAAATATGACGAAACTAAATCTAGAATGTCTGCGGATTTCGTGAGGTTTAAGTGCGATGTTTGTAGTGATAAGTTTGAGAGTTTTTTAGATAATGATTTTAGTAAGTTATCTAGTGATGAATTAAAGCAGTTGATACTTTCTTCACTTTGGAATATACACGCGAAATATGTAAATGAAATAAAAAACCATTGGATTGATAGAGGTATTGAGAAAAAAGACGTGGATTATGTAATAGAATTATTTGAGTCATTTAGACATGGAGTTGTGATGGGTTTTCAGCATAGAGTTGAAGCTATATTTTCATGTGAACATTACGATAGTCATTTTAAAAAAATACTTGCTTGTTACAACATCTTTGCATTTGGAATTGATTTACTTCCTAAAGATTTACAAGATACATTTGAATCTATTAACGGCAAATTTGCGAATATAGCATATAATTAGTATATTTACATTGGAGTTAAGATTTAGCGGTCTTATGCAAAAGGTTCACGTTCCTGCTCCATTCTTTTTTTAACAACGTGAATAAAAACGTAAAATTATGCAAGAAGAAATTTGGAAGGATATACCTAACTATGAAGGGTTATATCAAGTTAGCAACTTAGGTAATGTAAAAAGCTTATCAAGAGAAATTTTAAAACGTGGTAAATATCCATTTATTTGCAAAGAAAGGATGTTAAAAAATAGGGTAAACACACGTGGCTATAATCAATTTATTCTTTCTAGTAATAGAAACCGAAAAACTTTTACTACTCATCAATTAGTAGCAATGGCTTTTCTTAATCACAAACCTGATGGCACACATAAATTAGTGGTGGATCATATTAATGCAAATAAATTAGATAATCGTGTTGAAAATCTACAAGTAATAAGTCAAAGAGAAAATTCTTCTAAGGATAAAAAGAACAAGGCTTCAAGATACACTGGTGTAAGTTGGAGTAGTGGAAATAATAAATGGATGTCAGCAATTAGAATAAACGGGAAACAAAACCATTTAGGGTACTTCAAATGTGAAACATCTGCACATTTAGCATATCAAAATAAACTAAAACAAATAATATGAGTACAATTAAAGAAAGATGGAATGCGAAAACTCCCATTTTTTGGAAGAAATTTCAAAGAGTAGGAATTACAATCGGTAGTTTAGGTGCAATTTTAATAGCTCCTCCAATTGGATTGTCTGTTGTAGGTGGTTATTTAATAACTGCTGGTAGTGTAATAGGTGTGATTTCACAATTAACAACAGAGAAGTAATGGATCAGTTAACAATTGATAGGATAGCAACTGCACATCCTAAAATCAGAGAAGAGTTAAAGAATTATTATATCGAATGTAATAATAAGTTGCCAAAAGGTGTTAGATTGCGTTTTGCGTACGTTTATCGAAGTGTAGAAGAACAAAACGTACTATATAACCAAAGGCCTAAAGTTACGAACGCTAAAGGCGGTCAATCGATACATAATTATGGGCTTGCTTTTGATATAGCTATACTACTAGATAAGGATAATAACGGAACTTTTGAGAGTATAGATTGGAATATTAGCTCTCCTTACTTTAAGTTAGTAGTAGAATACTTTAAAAGCAAAGGTTACGAACATGGAGGAGATTGGAAGTCATTTAAAGACTACCCACACTTTCAAAAGGCATTAGGTCACACATGGCAAACATTGAAAAACAAGCCTACATTTAAAGATACAAACGGAATATCTTATCCTATTTTGTAACTATATATCACTCTATTTTAAACGCAATCTTAATCGGTTGCGTTTTTTTTTAACTTTATTTTATAAAATGTTATGATATTATAATAAATGTATTATATTTGTAAGGTATTAACAATTTAAAAAATAGAAATTATGAGAAGAGCACACGAAATAGCAGCAAAACATTTAAGAAATGCAAAATTTGAAGCGAGATTATTTAAAAACTACGATATGCCACACCAACCATTTGAGGTTAGAGTAAAAGGAATTACAAAAGATGTTGCTATGAAGTTACAATCTATTATGTGTCAAGTTGTTAAATGTGACAGTATTAATATAATTGAATGTTAATTATGGATAATTTATCAAAAGTTTTAGATTTCGTAAAATCAGAACAAAAAAGAGCGAAAAAAGGATTTAAAATGTGGGGTTGGATAGGTGCTAGTTCAAAGAGTTTTTATAGAGGTGCAATTACTTTTTTAGAAAATATTGAGGACTTTATCGAAATAGAAAAAATTACAAAAAGAGAAATAAACACAAAAATAAATTTTGGAACTATAAAAGATTTAGATAAATATAAATATACTATTGAAAATTTTAATGTAGATTTAAGATTATGCAAAATAGATATAACAACACGATCAATAAATCAAGAAAAAAATAGTTTTACAATTGATTTATTAGAAGCAAAAGAACAAGGGATAATAGATATAACATTTTTAAATAAATTATTAAAATAACAAAATTATGATAGAGCTGGTGTTAGGTGGTTTCATTTATTGGATAATCACAAAAATAGAAGAAGAACGTAAAATTAAAAAAAGATTAAAAGACGCTAAAGATAAAGTATTTCCACAGGATCGTATCCAATATTATACAAGTCTTTAATATGAAATTAGCTAAAATAATATTAGTAGTAATTATAATAACAATAGCATGTCTGGTATTAGTGCAGAATTAAGAGCTGAAATAAAGTGGAACGTAATGTTTTACTCAGCATATCGATTAAAAAAGAAGTACAAGGTGTCTGTGGGTTATCTAGCAAACTTAAAACTTGAAAATGAACGTGAGTACAATATCAGTTCTAAAGCGGTGTTAGGCAACAAGACTGCACCATATTTTACAGAAGATGAAATGTTAAACGGGTTCAGTTGTACATATGAAGACTTAAGTCCTAGTGAGAAATCAATATATGATAGATTATGACAGCAAAAGAACAAGCAAACGAATTAGTTAATAAGTATAGCGAATTATTATCTATTCATATTTTTAATGGAGTTTTTGACATAGCTAAAGAATGTGCATTAATTGCAGTTAATGAGATAATTTTAGAAATGCCTATGATTATAGGAGAATTTAATATTAAAAGATTGTATTGGCAACAAGTTAAACAAGAAATAGAAAATTTATGAAGAAATGTTTCACCTGTCGAAATAACTACCCAATGGTTATGTATCATTTAGATGACTCTAAATACAAGATAAAAGCAAATAAGGGTAAGACTATAGAATGCAGATTTTGTACGCTTAAACGCAACCTAAATGACAAAGGATTTACGCATCGAATAGATGGAAAGTTTACCTTTACACAAGCTAGTAAAAAACAAATAATACTTAATTTTTTTAAATTATGAAAACAGCAATAGATTGGTTGGTTGAGCAACTAGAAAACCATACTGGAGTTACAAGAAAAGGATTTGAGTATGTTATTAACGAAGCAAAAGAAATGGAACGGGACCACTTAATAGACTTCTTCAAGTTCTTTAGGGACAACGGCGAAAATTACATTGGATTAACAATTGAACAATTTGTTGATTTATATTTAAAAAGCAACGTAACTCCAGACTCGCTGTAGTAAAGCCTCTTGCTTGGACTCCTATCGTAATTGGTAGGAGTTTTTTTGTCACAAATATTTACTAAAAATGTGACACATAAAAACAATTACTTAAATACGTAGTTACTTAATTGTACCAATACGTATTTTAATGGTTGAATTCAAAACCGAAATGATAGAACTCTACAAACAAGGAGTTACTATTACTGAAATTGCAAAAAAAATATGCAAAGAAAACAACCTAGAATATACAGATGCTAAAAGGACTTCAACTTCCAAAATCATTAATAGAGTAAAAAACAAAGGTATATTTGAAGAATGCGAATCTGTAGGAATAGATCCCGACAAAATCAAAAACTATTGGTATAAAGGTAAGCACTATTCCATCAACGTAAAAGGCGAAACCGACCAATTCAAGTACGAAGACTTTAAAGAAGACTTTATTGCATCGGTTAAGGATATTAAACCTGACTATATTCAAATAATTAGAACGGATTCAGAGGAGGAATCACATTGCTTACTGATAGATCCTGCAGATATCCACGTAAATAAATTATGTTCTGCATTTGAAACAAATGAGGAATATAATTCACAGATGGCAGTACAACGCGTTAAGGATGGCGTAGCATCGATTATAAGTAAGTCTAAGGGCTTTAATATAGATAAGATAATACTTATTGTAGGTAACGATGTTTTAAACACGGACAACGCACGAAATCAAACAACAAAAGGTACGCAACAAGATACGCACATGAAGTGGTTTGACGCTTTCTTAATGGCTAAGCAGTTATATATTGATATTATTAGTACGTTAGTAGCTATTGCAGACCTAGAAGTAGTATATAATGTATCTAATCACGACGAGATGAGTGGGTTCTTTTTAATGGATAGTATCTACTCATGGTATAACGAGCACCCAAACATCACGTTTAATCGTTCACCTTCGCATCGTAAATATACAACATACGGAAATAACTTGATTGGTACTACACATGGAGACGGAGCTAAACAAAATGACTTACCACTCTTAATGTGCCACGAAGCTAGTCAACACTGGCACGATTGTAAGCATCGTTATTGGTTTACTCACCACGTTCACCACAAAACAAGCAAAGATGTAATGTCCGTACAAATTGAATCATTACGTTCACCTTCACCCGCAGACTCATGGCATCACAAAAGCGGGTATCAACACTCGCCACTAGCTATCGAAGGCTTTATATTCCATAAAACACATGGACAAGTCGCACGACTTACGACATTATTTAGTATCTTAGCTATATTAACAATGAACATATTTAATAATATATGAGTAAAGTAATAATTACAGGGATTTATAAAATAACAAGCCCTACAAATAGAGTATATGTAGGTCAGTCTGTAGATATTTTACATAGGTTTAAAACATATAAACGTATGTATTCTAAAAATCAACATCAAACTAAACTATATAGGTCTTTTTTAAAGCATGGAGTTATAAATCATAAATTTGAAATATTAGAAATATGCGAATATGATGAATTAAATGTTAAAGAAAGGTATTACCAAGATTTTTATAATGTTTTAAATGGTGGTTTAAATTGCAATCTTACAAAAACAAATGATAAAAGCGGAAAAGTAAGTGAAGAAACACGAGCTAAAATGTCAATTGCATCAAAAGGGAATCAACATTGGAAAGGAAAAACACATACTGAAGAAACAAAAGAAAAAATTAGATTATCTAAAATTGGTTTAAAATTTTCAGATGAAATAAATAAGAAAAAAGGAAGGAAAGGAAGGGTACATACAGGGAAAGTTTATTCATCTAAAGAAAATGTATCAAGTAAAACTATACATCAATACACTTTAGATGGTGAATTTGTAAAAGAATGGTATAGTCTAGGAGATATTAAAAAAGATTTAGGATTTAATATATACAACATAAGTTCGTGTTGTAATGGTAAATTAAGAAAAAGTAGTAATTTTATTTGGAAACACGCAAGACTTACGACACTTTTTTAAGCCTATACCCTTAAAATAAAATAAAAATTTAATTATGGC